TTTTGGTCTTAGGGGCTCTGCTTTGGGTCAACTGAGTCGGGGTTAAAAGCGATCTTCATCAATCGCTTCCACTTCCCGACCCTACCCAGAGTCCATGGGTTCACCCTAGCTTTAGCGAGCTTAGGGGCACCCGGAATATCCGTGCCCTCCATTAACTGGACAAGCGGATATGGCAACCGAACCCTGGCCGGGTCCGGTGTCCACGGGTATGGCTTCTGAAACCACCTCAGAACGGCGAGTTTTTCATCGTCTCTCTTAAGTGCGGCCATTAGCTTTATCGTGGATTGTAACCCTGTTGCCGGAATGGGTTTTACTAACCCATCATCGGCCAACAGTCCTTCTACAAGCCTTGCAGGTAGCCTAGCATCCAGGGACAGGCCACCGGGATTTCTCCCGATGCCCCACGGTTGTGGGAGCGACAGAACCCAATCAACAAGTTCGCCGCTTTTTCCCTTTATCAACCCTGGATACCAATAGGCTGCCAAGTCCAACTCGTTTTCGGCACGTATTTCGTGCCAAGGGGAACTGTAAAACTGTCCCCCCCGGGTGAAAGTCTTCCCGGCGAATTGGGCGAGGTGGTTTGACTGGTAGGATTTCGTTGGGGATATTGCTACCCCTATCCTCTGCAGCGTTTTAATGTATCGACGATGCAGACTAGCGTCGGTGATCACAACATCATCACCTAGCACGAAAAACTCACCGCCCCACGTCCCATGGTTCAAAAACCATAGGAGCATGCCATGCGTCATCGTGAAGAGGGGAAAGGACGGCCCTGTACCCAGGGGTTGGCCCTTCGACCAAGAAATCTGGTCCTCACTGGAGCCATTTACTCTCCAGCAGCCTTTCTCAACCAAATGTCGCATTACGAAATACGTAGCTTCTTCCCGGTTTAAGCTCCTGCCAAGGAGCCTCGGTAGTGCAACTACTATCTCGTACGGGTCCTTTCCATCAAGCAGTTGGAGGATGGCTTTGCGCTTCGCAGCGTTTTTGCCACCTTTGAGTTGCCCGTGGTTGTAGGTCCCTAGCATGAGTCTTCGCAAGAGCAATCTTTGCGGGACCCAAGGGAAGTTCTCGGTCGCCTTTTTCAAGTCGACTGAGTACACTGTCTTACCCCTAGCAAGGCAAGCAGACACAGATGCGTCGGCTTTAGTCTGATCGTGCGTGCAGTCCCAGGGAAGCGTACGCGCCAGCCTTAATAACTCATCCTTAAGAGGGTCCAGCACCCTCTGCAGAATCGTGTTAGGCGAAGCGAAGTA